AAGCTCCGAGAGGCAACCATAAGTATTACTATCCCGAACCAAATGTAATGGTTCGACACGATAGAAAACGCTGTAAGAAGATTGTATACACCACTAAATATGATGAATGGGGATGGTTCACAAGGAGAACAATTCAACCCTTGAGAAGTTGCTGGAAGTATAATACTCGCCGCCATCATCACCACCACGTAAATCCACAAGTAAAAATTATTATCAAGTAATCATGACCATTAGACTTATTGTGACCCGTGAGGGTGAGCAAATTATTGCTGGAATTAAAGAATGGATGAGTGGTCCAGGACCAGAAGCTAAAGTTATCGGATATATCTTGACTCGACCCTGCTTGGTTGATCTTGATATGGATCCTGAGAATGAGGATAATTTCCGTGTGCGGATGGTTCCTTGGATTCCTTTATCAAAAGACATGAATGTTCCTATTCCTGCAGATTATGTCGTAACAATGCTTACACCCATTAGTAAAGTTTCTGACTTGTATGATAGGGATATTGTTAATGCTAGTGAGGAAGATTTGAGTTTGGATGAAAGTCATACTTTCATTGAAGATGAACCTGAAGATAATTATATTGACGATCCTGCTTCTGTTGAAGAAGAGTATATTATCGACCCACCACCGGAAGGAGAGTATGTTACTGAAGAAGCAACGGATGTTCCTGAGGTTACTCAATGATAAAAGTTATATTATTAACTAGTAATGCAGTTCTTATTTCGGAGATTGAAGAAGTAGGTGCAGATATTGGTGAACCTGACTGTAAATTAATTAATCCATATATTATAAACCAGTCATCACTATCAATGGAACCGTGGTTATTGAATATTACTACTCAGAGTGAATTTATGATTAGTTCTGATAAAATTCTAACAATCTCTGATCCTACAGAAGAACTAACAGAAAAATATAATTCATTAGTAAAATGAGAATTTTAAGTATTGACTTGGATTACATCATGGGTCCAAGTATTGGTATGTATGAAGATTTGTTTTGGAATGATAATGCAGCCACTAGATGGAGTAATTTCTTCAGATTTACAAAAATAAAAGATAAGGATCTTCCTTTTGATAAGGGTCATCTTTGTTATCTATGGAAATTATTTCATAAGTGTCTTTATAACGATGTACCAGTTAGTTTTGCATATGATCATGATAATATTCTCTACGACATTGGAGATGAAACTGATCTAGAAATTATTAATATAGATCATCATCATGATGTTTTGTACTCTAATGATATGTGGGATGCAGCATCCGATAAAGATGAGAGTATTCCTCTCAATAAGGGGAATAAACATGAATATTATCATGTTAAAAATAATCATGACATTGATGAAGGAGCTTGGATTTCATATCTTAGGTCTCAAGGCAGAATCAAATCTTATACTTGGATCACCAGTCAAAATGCTATGGAGCAATTGGATCTATCAGATTTTACTTACTTCAGGGGTCTAATACCTGGTATGAATATTACGACAAAAGAAAACTATGATATAATGGATTACGATTTTGATCACATGCATCTTTGTCTTTCTCCTCAGTATATACCTCCAGTACACTGGCACATTTATACTTTGTTTTTAATTTCTTACGAAACTTATACTGGTAAGAAAGTTGATCTTGGTGAGATCGGAAACAAAAAATTTGAAATGTCTATTCGTCATCTAAACGTAACTAATGAAATTCTACACTAATGTCCAAATGATCGGGAACAAATTCCTGGTCAGAGGATATGAAAACGGACAGAGGGTTATGTACAAGGATGACTTCTATCCAACCTTGTATGTTCCCTCTAAAAAACAATCTGAATACAAAACACTTGAAGGTGAATATGTAGAGCCAATTAAACCAGGAACAGTTAGGGACTGTAGAGAGTTTTATAAAAAGTATGAGGATGTTGAAGGATTTAAGATCTATGGAAATGATCGTTATGTAAGTCAGTATATTTCAGAAAACTATCCTGAGAAAGAAATAAAGTTTGATATAACAAAACTAAAGTTGCTCACTATTGATATTGAGGTTTCTGCTGAGTATGGATTCCCAGATACGGAGTCTGTAGCAGAAGAAATGCTCACTATTGCTATTCAAGATTACAATACAAAAAAGATTATTGTGTGGGGTGTAAAACCCTTCAAGAATAGTCAAGAGAACGTCAACTACATTTACTGTGGTGATGAATATACTATGCTCACTAAGTTCTTGGATTGGTGGGAGCACAACTACCCAGACATTATTACTGGATGGAATGTTCAGTTGTATGATATTCCATATATCTGTGGGAGATTGAATCGCGTCCTAGGTGAGAAGGCTATGAAGAAGTTCTCTCCTTGGGGTCTTGTGAGTCAGCAAGAAGTCTATATCATGGGAAGAAAGAATATTGCATTTGAAGTGGGTGGTCTTTCTCAATTAGACTATATGGATTTGTATAAGAAGTTCACGTATAAGGCACAGGAATCATATCGATTAGATCATATTGCTAACGTAGAACTTGGACAGAAGAAACTTGATCACTCTGAGTTTGATACCTTCAAAGATTTCTACACTGGTAACTGGCAGAAGTTTGTAGAGTACAATATCATTGACGTTGAACTTGTAGACCGATTGGAAAGCAAGATGAAACTGATTGAACTTGCTGTGACCATGGCTTATGAGGCAAAGGTTAATTATAACGATGTGTTCTATCAGGTCCGAATGTGGGATAATATCATATATAATTATCTGAAGGACAAGAACGTAGTTATTCCACCTAAAGAACGTTCTGATAAAAACGACAAGTATGCAGGAGCCTATGTTAAAGAACCTATTCCTGGAGTTTATGACTGGGTTGTTAGTTTTGACCTTAACAGTCTCTATCCTCACCTTATTATGCAATATAACATCTCTCCAGAAACTCTTCTGGATGAGAGACATCCTAACGTCAATGTAGATAAGATCTTAAATGAAGAGATTGCATTTGAAATGTATAAAGATAATGCAATCTGTGCTAATGGTGCAATGTACCGTAAGGATGTAAAGGGTTTTCTACCAGAATTGATGGAGAAGATGTATGGAGACCGTGTTATCTTCAAGAAGAAAATGCTTGCAGCCAAGCAGCAGTACGAGAAGACGCCTACTGTTGCACTTGAGAAAGAAATCTCTAGATGCAACAACATTCAAATGGCGAAGAAGATTTCTCTTAACTCTGCTTATGGTGCTATTGGTAATCAATACTTCAGGTATTACAAACTAGCAAACGCAGAAGCAATCACTTTGTCTGGTCAGGTATCGATTCGTTGGATTGAGATGAGAATGAATGGATATCTAAATAAACTATTGCAAACGGAAGGAATCGATTATGTTATCGCATCCGACACCGATTCAATCTATCTTAATCTTGGACCTCTTGTTACTAAATTTTTTAGTAATATCTCTGATGATAAAACAAAGATTGTTGGAATACTTGATAAGATCTGCGAAGATAAGTTGGAACCATTCATCGAGTCCAGTTATCAGAAACTTGCGGATTACGTTTCGGCATATGAACAGAAGATGTTCATGAAGCGTGAGAATATTGCTGATCGTGGTATTTGGACTGCGAAGAAGCGATACATTCTCAACGTATGGGACAGTGAAGGTGTTCGTTATGAAGATCCTAAACTGAAGATTATGGGACTTGAGGCTGTTAAGTCTTCTACTCCTGCCCCTTGCCGTAAGATGATTAAGGATGCTCTTAAGATTATTCTTAATGGAACAGAGGATGAGGTTATTGAGTTCATTGAAAACTGTAGGAAAGATTTTAAATCACTTCCTCCAGAAGAAATTGCATTCCCAAGAACAGCATCTGATGTTAAAAAGTATGCTTCATCTTCGGACATTTATACCAAAGGAACTCCTATTCATATTAGAGGATCGCTATTGTTTAATTACTATGTGAAACAGAACAAACTTGATAACAAGTATTCTCTTATCAATAATGGTGAAAAGATTAAGTTCTTATACATGAAGAAACCAAATCCAATCCACGAAAATGTTTTGTCTTTTATCCAAGAGTTTCCTCACGAATTGAACTTGACTAAGTATATTGATCATGAACTTCAGTTTGATAAGAGTTTCTTGGAACCTCTTAAATCCATCCTTGATGCTATTGGATGGAGTGTTGAAAAGAAAGTCAGTCTTGATTCTTTCTTTTCATAGTGCTATTATCATTTTATCTTGACTATTAATATGGAATTTAACACTCGGATTTTTACTCCTTTTGGACCACCAATGCTTGAGGCAGATTGTCCTGACTTTATTGTTGATGCTCTGAACGAATATCATGATACATATCATACTAGACCTAATGCTAAAAAAATCTTTCCAAATTTGTTGACTAGATCTATATCAAATGTCTTTATTGAGACTGATTTTGCCGATGATATTGGATTGTTAGATTACATGGAATACTTGGCTAATGAATATGTAAAACAACACGCAAGAAGAGTTGAGGATCTTTGTGGCGATCCATATGATGAAACTCTTGATAAATTTAAAGATATAAGAGTGAGTGAATTGGACGGTGATGAAGAAGGTTATATTGATGGTTGGATAAATGTTTATGATGAAACAGACTTCACCCCAATGCATACTCATGGTGGAGAATTATCCTCAGTTATGATCCTTAAACTTCCTGATGATCCTAAAGGGTTAAATGAAATAACCAATGATGCTGGTGAAGACTGTCCAAACGGAAAATTAAACTATCATTACTGTCCTTCAGATATAGGTGAATTTGAGCAAGATATGTATATTCCGAAGCAGTATGTTGGAAAAACTCTACTTTTCCCTCCAATGCTAAGACATGTTTATTATCCCCACAAACTTAAAGGACAAGAAAGAAGGACATTGAGTTTAAATTTTGCTATTAATAAATAACAATTAATTTTTTGGAGACTATCATGAAAGATCAGTACACGATTGAAGATGGTGAGAGTAAGAGAGATAAATGGAATAGGGGTTTAGATCTTTTTACAGAATCAGTTCTTAAACCAGATCCAGCACTAAGACAATGTGCTCACAATCAAAAGTGTTATCACGAACTAATGGATGTTCGTCGTGATGTGTTAGAATATTTAAAGACTAAAAGATGGGAATCTTGAGTTGACCAAATATACTAATGAAAAAATACCGTTGATTATATCTCTCCTATTGTGTCTTCTCTTTGCAGTTGCTATAATAGTTGGAGGATATTTTCACGGTCATATGAACGTATCTGCAGTTTTTAAGAATTTTTGAAATGGACTTTTTAAAAGATATTGTAAAAGAAATTGGTGATGAATACACAAAACTCGCATCCGATATTGACGACTCTGAAGAATTTGTTGATACGGGTTCGTACATTTTTAACGGACTTGTTTCAGGGTCTATATTTGGCGGTGTATCTGGGAATAAGATTACTGCCATTGCTGGTGAGTCTTCTACTGGAAAAACGTTCTTTTCCTTGGCTGTTGTTAAAAATTTTCTTGATAGCAATCCCTCTGGGTACTGCTTATATTTTGATACAGAGGCTGCAGTTAATAAGCAGTTACTAGAGAGTCGTGGTATCGATATGGATC